TGCTTGATTTCAATGTTGCATCTTTTCGCACATCATCCCAAGTATTTGCTATTTCCTCATCTGTTTGTGTCTTTGCTGGATGGGTGTAGAGTGGAATAGCATCAAAAGGTAGCGTATCTCTACGAAAGGCTACCATTGCATTTTCTTCGTCTTTATACATCCACGCTACTGGTTCATTGTTCATTTGGTTAACCTTTCAAGGTTGCGATTGCTGGCTTCTTGGGTGCGCCACGCTTCAAAACGAAGTTTTGCCGATTCCAATCTAAATTTCCACATTTCTGTTTTGTACGTTGCCGCGCCAATAGCTTTGCATAAGTCTTGATATTCTTGGCTGGCATAAGCTTCGCGTTCCTGGGCGCCCAAACTTTGTTCGCTTGATTGTTTCATTTTTATGGCTTTTAGGCTGGATTTATAAGCTTCTAATTCAGCCAGTTCACCCTTTGCTTTAGCGTATTCCGGGGCAAATTCGTATAGATAATCTACACAATCATTGGGGTCAACTACACGGGTTTCAGCTTTCATCGTTCCATCCATATTTTAGCTACTACTAACAAAACAAAAGCCCAAAGCACTAGGCCGCTAAAAAAGAAAAATATAAAAATAAGTTCATTCATCGCCAATCCCCAATTTGTCCACGGTTGCCTTTTTTCCATTGGTCGTACATATCTTTAGCAAGTTGCTCACGGCGGCTATTAAATTTAGAATTAGCAAAATAACCCCTAAAACCGGTAAGCCCAAGCTGGGTACGGTAAACAAGTAACTGTCTGATTTCACATTCATACCGCCATCTTTCCAATGTGTTGTTGGATTCGTTGTCGGTACTGTCCCATTGTTTCCCCGGCATAAGCATTTAGTCCCAATTCACGGCCTTTAGCCATTGTCAATTCATCGGTACTATACCAAGGCAATGCTGGGCGTTTTGCTTCTTTTGGGGTCATGTCCAATTCATCTTCCCAGCGGCCTTGATTAAGCCAAGTGCTTGGATGGGGAATAAAGTCTGATTCAGTACCCTTTAGTTTCCAGTAGGCAACGTGTTGTTCAATGGCTTCCACGGCATCGGATTGTTCTTGCTTTGTAAGCCGGTTAAACGCCCCCAGGGCGGCACGTTTAGCTACCTTCCTGGGGTAATGTTTCCAAAAGGTTTCAAACATTTTCAGCCTGATTGTAATAATTATTGATGGCTTTTATTGCTTTGTCGCAAATTGCATCGCTTCTGCACCAACGGCCATTAGGAGTAAAAAATTCAAAACTTGTTGCATTTTTTTCTAATGTTGCGGTGTATTCATTATCAAAAATTGTTTTTGAATATTCAGTACCGTTTTCTCTAGTAATGAACCAAACGTCTGTAACTTTCATTTTTTTTCCTTTTGTTTTCACGGTAAAGCACCGTATTAATAATTTACTAAAGTAATCTTTACTTGTAAACAATTATTTTCTAGTGATATACCCTAATATCTAATAACTGTTGTATTTATGTTGCTTTTTGGTGGACGAACCTAGCCCACCTAGGTTGCCTTAATAAGTTTTGCTTTTCGGAGCCACTTAACCCGTCAGTCGTTCAGGAAACCGGCACTAACTTCGCCACCGGCATTTGCGCTATTACATTCCTTATCCCCCAGTAGCGCTTCTATTCTGACCGCTGGTGGTGGTGAATCCCCAATCAGAACGATTGCGAATAAGAAACAAAAAACCCCTTAGTGGATAGACTGTATGGAAACTAAACTAATTAAATGGTTCAAGTGCATTTAATTAATTCAGAACAATCTACCCATTAAGGGGTTCTAACTTCAGCGGTTTCCATGTCGCAATGGTTAAAACTATATCACATATTTCCCCATTGGTCAGCCATTGCATCAGCAATTCCTTGATAAGTTGTGCTTCTTAATTTCCAACGGTCTGCGCTGGGCGGCAATTTATGCAAACGTTGTTCACGTCCTTCAACAATATTTGTTGGTTGTAATTCCGGCAAACCCTTTAACCATAAGCAAGTAGCTTTAGTTTCACCATGCCCAAACATCCAAGGTTGAATAACTTGATTTTGCCGCCAACCAATGATTTCTACGGCATATTTGTGCATTATTGGGTTTTCAATTGCAAATTTAGGAATATTGCAATTTAGCAATTTTTTAAAAAAATTAGCACCGTCCCTCATTTTGTCCCAGCGGCCTTCTTGCTTATAAAGCCATGAAACGCCTGAATTACATAAATAAGTGCATGGTGGGTGGGCTACCATTAAATCCCAACCATCATTAATAATGTCAAAAATATCGCCTTGATAGTGCGGCCCAGGTGTATCAGTTGGCAATAAATCACAACTTATGGCTTCATGCCCCCCCCGATGAACGCATCACGTACACGTCCTGAATACTCACAAGCTACTAAAACTTTCATAAATTTTTAAGTTCCGGCCACACGACCCACCAGTTGTCAGGAAACAACGTTTTCCTAGTTACTAATCCATGACTTTCGCGTTCAATGGTTGCGGCCATTAACGTTAGCGGACCCATAGGAATAGCATCCTTGTTGCGCCATTGACACACCGCTTGAACGCTTACGCCACATAGCTTTGCGACCTTTGCTGGCTTTCCTAACAAGTCAATTAATTCTGCATTAGTCATTTATTTTCCTCAAATTACTAAATATTTCTTTACAAGAACTAAATTTTACTTTACATTTGTCAGTACGGCAATGTCGCCGTGATAAAAAAGGAGTAGCAAACATGGTTGATGAATTAAGCCAATTGATGTTGGAACATGAAGAATTTCTTGAAAAAGCTTTAGATGATATGGAATTTAGTAATGAATTTATGACCCAAGAACAAGTTGACTGCATCCGTCAAGCTTGTGGAAAACCACGTAATAGTCACGTTAACCCATTGTTACGTGATGTGATAAATGACTTTGCCAATGTTTTTGGAAGTGATTTCAAAAAATTTGATGAAGAAACTAAAAAAATGTTTGGAAAGTGAAAAAAATGATAATCGCAAAAAGAAACAGTAGCGGCACCGGCGACTTTAAATTACCGCCACCAGGTAGCTTTCTAGCCCGTCTATATCGCATTATTGACCTTGGCACCCAAACAACTGAATGGATGGGTAAAAAGAAAATGCAACGCAAAGTATTGTGTATGTTTGAGTTGCACGGGGAAGATAACGATGGCAATCCGTTAGTTATGGATGATGGCAAACCAATGGTCGTTTCAAAGCGTTATACGCTATCCCTGGACGAAAAAGCCACGTTGCTAAAGGACTTACAAGCTTGGCGCGGCAAAGAGTTCACACAAGAAGAATTAGACGGTTTTAGCCTAGAAGTATTGCTGGGCAAATTCTGTATGGTTTCTATCACCCATAGTGAATACCAAGATAAGACTTACGCCAATATTGCCAGCATCAGCCAGGTGCCAGCCGCATTGAAAAAGCTTGGTGAACCCGTTGGTGTCAATGAAACTTTAATGTTTTCTATTGACCCGTGGGATAGAGAAAAGTTTGATAAGTTATCACAAGGGTTGCAAGATTTAATTAAGAAATCTGCTGAATACCGAAACACCTTTGATACTGCGCCAGCTAAACAAAGTGCAACAATTGAAGATGACAATTTTGACGATATTCCATTTTAAGGACCAATATGAAATGCGCTGAATGTAAACATTTTGCTGGCCAGCCGGGCGACCGGTATGGCTTGTGCAGAAGATACCCAAAAAACGAAAATAAATCACAAGAAGATTTGTGTGGTGAATTTGATGCCAAAGTTCAAGTTGAAGTTGTATATGAAACTGTGTACGACATAACAACGGATGAATTCAAACCCAAACGTGGAAGAAAACCCAAAAATGTTGATTAAGGAACGTCAAAGTGAAAGTGGACATTGGTATGACCGGGCTGGCAATCCAGCCTATACAACAGTATCCAAATCTGGAAAACCTAGACCAACAACCTTACGTGACGCCCGCAGTCAAAATTTGTGTCCATCGGTCACTACCATCCTGGGTGTCGCCGCACGACCTGGGTTGGACTTATGGAAACAACATCAGGTTTTATTATCTGCGCTAACCTTACCTAAAGAACCGACTGAATCGGAAGAATCATGGCTTGAAAGGGTCATGATGGATTCTAAGCAAACTGGACGTATTGCCGCGGAACGTGGTACGGCCATCCATGCGACCATACAGGCGTTCTTTGAAGGTGCTTTGATACCTGAAGCCATGCCAATCTGTCGGCCGGTAGAACAGGCCATTAAAGACCATTTTGGGGAACAACTTTGGTTGCCGGAATTAAGCTTTGCACATCCTATGGGTTTTGGTGGCAAATCAGATTTGACGGCCAAAGCAAAGCATGATTTTGCTGGTATTTCTATTGACGTCAAAACCAAAGAAACTACGGATATTTCTAAAGTTGACGTTTATCCGGAACACGGTATGCAATTAGCCGCTTACCGCCAAGGTTTTAATATGCCAGCCGCCAGGTGCGCCAATGTGTTTGTAGGCTACAAAATGGTTGAAGGCACTATTGTTTTTACTGGCGTTAAGGTTATTGAACATACCGCAGAAGATTTAGACCGCTATTGGTTAATGTTTACTAAACTGTTAGAGTTTTGGCAGTTAAAGAACAACCATAAATAGGGCGGTTAACGGGGCGTTGAAGGATGCAACAAGGTGGGGCTTTTCCCCGTTTCGACCCACCAGCTATCAGTTGCCAAATTCACGCCCTACTCTGTTGCAGATTTACAACTAAGGGTATGTCCTAATAAAATATCGCTTTACAAGTGAAGTTTACTTTAGTAAATTACTAATACGGCAACGGTGCCGTGATTAAACAAAGGAAAAAATCATGAAAGCAATCGACATTCAGTTAAGCAAAGTTGACCAGTTGGGTATGTTGTTAGCCCAAATCGCTGACTTGGAAAAACAAGCAGATGCAATCAAAAACGAACTTAAACAAAATGAAGGCCACATTGAAGGCAATTTGTTTAAAGCTTGCGTTACCCTTTCACAACGCGCTACCGTTGACAATAAAGCAGTATTCGCAGAAGCCAATGTGCCAGCAGAATTAATTGCCAAGCATACCAAAACTACTGCCGTAATCACTTTAAAAGTTACATCCAAATAATCTAGGACAGGCCGTTGACACTATTCAGCTTTATGGCCCGTGGGGATTTCAAACTAAAAAGACCTCGGCCTGTCACCCAATTAAGGAAAACAAATGAAAGACTTTATATTAGGCGGTTTATTAGGGGCGGCAATAGCCGTGTTTTTAGTAATTGTTTATGGATTTAGGATTGGGGTATATCACTTATGAAAGTTGCTAATGAAGTATTTGAAAATTGGTATAACTCAATTTATGACCATAAACCCGGTGAAGATGATATAAAAGAATTGTTTCGGGAAGCTTTTGAAGCCGGAATGGTTTCAGGTATTACTTTTATGCAAGCACGTATGATTAAAGATGCTGAATACCTTATAGAAGATTACAAAGGATTTCAAGATGAATGAACATATTTGGACGGCCGCTGGCACGGATATAACAATTAGATGGCGTTTGGCTGGCTGGTTGCCACCGTCAGAACTTCAAGAATACCGTGATAAATGGAAATATTATCAAAACCTACCATTACGTAGCCTAGACGACCAGGCTAAAGAACAATACGAACAAGTATTGCGTAAAGCTAAAGTCGCCCGTATTCGTTAATATTTACGCATATTAGGTAACGGCGCATCTTTTTGACTAGCGCCTTTACTTTCAGGCTTATGGGCTTTTTCCATAGGCAAAGCAATATGTTTATTAAGCTTTTCTTTTAGCCTGGTTAACTCATGCTCTGTATGTTTTTCATGCTCACGCAAAACAACATAATGACCTTTTGGTGTGCTTGCTAATTTACCTTTTACTTCAAAATTTGTAGCCATTTTTTATCCTTCCAAGATTTGTAATGCTTTAGTAATTTTAGCAATTCTGTCGTCTAAACCCAACACACCGCCGTTAATTTTTCGAGTAATTTCTTCCCAACCTGACACATCAGCCGCGGCGTTTAAACCCCGTTTATTCCAAAACCAACCAGCGGATAGCATAGCGTTCATTGGTTCCAACAAAAGGTCAGGATTGTCCATTAAATCCAGTTTAATAGCTTGTCCGCAAAACATATAGTTATCTTTGCCGGTTAGCTGAATTACGCCCCTACCGTGGTATTTCCAGCCATCCCCATCTTCAGTATTGCCCATACGTCCGGCATAGACTTTATTAGCTATTTTTTCAGGGTTATTGGCGTATTGGTCGGCCGTTGCTTGGTCAGGGAATCTTGATGGCCATACACGCATTAATGAAGCGGCAGAATAATGTAAATTTTCTTCTAAGGTTTTAAAGTTGCCTGATTCATGCTGACATTGGCCTATAAACCCAGCCTGGCGTTTTGGCGTGTTAATTTCGTATTTATCAAACGTAGAATTTAATGGGTCAAGCCATTTATCTTCAATACCTAAAACTATTAATTGGTCATTCGTCATCACTATTGCCAATCTTTATGCCAGTAATAAGACCAATAAAACCACCAACAATAGTTTGAAATGCTGGGCCAATAATTTGAAATACTTTTTCATCGTCAACGTTTGGGTCAATAACGGCAAAAGCAAACATAGACAGCATAGCCACTACAACACAAACTAATGACCAGGCGGCAATCACTAAAATATGTTCTTTTTGGTTCATTTTGAAGCAACTCCTTGAACTTTTTCAAAAGTACGTAAACCGCCCATACCAAGCATACCCATCATTAATTGCCATAAATTATCATCAAGTCCTGGCAATGGGGGAATAGTAACGCCAAGAACACCGGCTACGGTGCCAGCAAGGGGTCTAAATAAGTATTGGTAGGCCAATGCTAGGGCGCATACCCAACCGATTGCTGGGCGCCATCCTGACACGAATACGGATGAATTTGTGGCTTCCGCTTTATTAATATCAGTTTGTGCAGTCATTGTGGCCAAATCGCCACTTTGTTGCAGTTGCAATAACTTTAATTTAGCATCGGCCGCTTGTGCTGGGTCCGGAAAGAAATGGTCAATTAGTTTGCCGCCAAGGTCTAATGCCGCTGAAATAGGGTCTAAAGACATGATGTTTTCCTTATGCTAAACATATTAGTAAGTTCCCATAATTAAAATTCCCGCAATAAGCCAAATACACAATGCTGTAAAAAACCATAGCCATCTTTCGTTCATTTAATACCCCAGGTCAAATACCAGGCAATTAAAGCCGCTATTGCAAAACAAATAAATTGAACTCTACGCACTTCTTTAAGGTCATGCTGATATTCTTCGTTTGCTTTTCTTTCCATATTTTCAATATCCAACTTAATTCTTAATACTGCATCCCATTCTTTAGCGCCGTACTTCTTAACAAAGTCTATTTTTAACTTTGCTTCTTGGTCGCTAATTTGCTTCTTTTTATTCCAATCTTCCAATGCTTTTATTAATGCCGTTTGTTTTTTATGTTCTGCTTCCCGTGCCGCCCTACGTCTTTCATTTGCCTTGCGTTGCGCTACGTCTATACCGTCTTGCTGAACACTTTCAATACTTTTAGATAAACCTTTAGCCGCTTCCCGGCTTGCATCAAGACTACCGGAAAGAGTTTTTACTCCTTCTGTTATTCCAAACGGGTCTGACATTAAACACTTTCTTATACCGTCCTTATTTGCTACTTAAATAATGTCCAATAAAACCAATAACAGAACTTATTCCGGAAATAAACATCATTCCCATCCAAAATCCACCACGGCCTTTATTGGCCATAGCAACTAATTGTTCTATGGAACTTTCCATCTTGTCTATTTTTTTGGACATTTCATCGAATTTTGCTTCATAGCTTTCTACTTTCTGCCATAGAACGCCATACTTAACAGGGTCAATTTCAAACATAGTCATTTCCATTATGTTTTCATGATGAACGCTAATGCGTAGTACGGTGGCAAATTAGCGCCTGTTCCACTTGTACCAGCAGTTTGTAATGTAATGCCAGTAGTTGCAGAATCAGTTGTTGTAGTGCTTGCTCCGGTTGCGCCAACTGGTGAATCGTTAGCAATAGCGCCTGAACCAGTAGAAGCAATATTGTGCTTATGGCCTGGGTCGGTTACGGTATGAGTATGGCTAACAACAATAGCATCAGCGGAACCACCGGTTTGACCTACTGAATAAGTAGAACCAGCGCCAATAATGAAGCTTGAACGCAAATCAGGGGTTCCGGAAGTACCATCACAAATCAACCAACCGGACGGAATAGAACCAGTAGAACCTGACCAAATAGCAATTAAACCGGCTGGAATAGTCGCGCCCGAACCCGTTGCACTTTGTAGTATTGGATAAACGTTATCCAATGTTTGAATAGTTACATTGGCAGAAGTTTGAATAACAAACTTGTAGCTATACCCAGTTTGCAACCATATTTCATTAGGAATTTGTCCTGAAGCATTTAAAACAATAGGGTTTGGATTAGCAATAGTACCGTTAACCGTTGTATATGTGGTTAGCAATGTGCTAGAACCAGCTTGGTATGTATAAACCAAACCAGCATTTAACGGTAAACCATTGTTATCAAAAAATGGAATACCGCTATTTCCAACTGGGGATAAAAGTACGCTTGCCATAATTATTTCCTAGAAGTTATTTCACTTAATTTTGTTTTAGCGGCTTGTTTGGCTTCAACTGCTTTTCTAGCAACTTGGCCGCCCTTGTACATTAATTCGCCCATTACACGTGGGCTTTGGAATGGAAGTGCTAATCCTGATAATGGGGTTACATCGCCTGATAAAACGCGCCCAGTTGTATAAAGTGCGTTCATTCCCAATGCTGGGCCAGCTAAACCGGATGGGTGCCATTCTTTTAATGATTGACCAGCTAATGCTTCCATTAAGTTTTGGTTGCCTGATTCAGCCAATTGACGTGTTAATTCACGTCTAAATTCATTACCCATAGTGGATGTTGGACCCATCATGGTTTTAAGGCGGCGCAATGTAAGGTCAACAGAAGCTTTTGGACCAAGGCCTAAAGATTTTTCAATTTCACGTTCTGTGGCTAAAGCTTCTTCATATTCGCCCATTGTTTTTTCGTAATTTTTGTCTTGTTTGACAATAGTTTCTTTGACTTTATTGCGAGTATTGGTAAGAACACGTTTAGCTTGACTGGTCATTCC